TGCGTTTATGGCTGCCGACCAAGCTCCTTTTGCCATGGCGTCATTTCTTAATTTAGCCAGCTCACTTAAATGTCTACCTAAATCTATGTCATACTTTTCTTGAATCTCTTGTCTTAACTCTCCAATATATTTGACAACAAGAGGACTAATTCTAGGATTACGAAGTTCTGATGCAGCCTGTCTCGGTCTTGTTTTATATCCAGCTTCATAAGCACACTCTGATGCACTCTTTCTGCCTTCATTGTAGACCAGAAGCTCTGCAAACTTCATCTGTTTTTCTGTTAATTGTCTAGGTAAACCCATTATTGACATATATCGTACTCTAGCGTACAAGTCAATTTATGAAAACTATTATGTTTATATTAAGTTTGGCTGGCACAAGTTCAGACAAATCTATTGATCCTGCAACCATTGTTGCAAAGGAAATTATTAAAGGTGTGTACGATGAAAGCCGAGTCGAAACTATGGCATTCTCTCAAGAAAAATACCCCCAAAATCAGTTGGACTAGACTAGAATCTTGGGCATCTTTTGGTGTACCTGATTTGCTTGGTTATCACGATATGTGCGGATTTTTTATGGTTGAGCTTAAAGTTACAAAGGGTAAAAAAGTATCGTTCTCACCACATCAAAAACTATTTCACATGACTAGGACAAAGCGTAATTTCATCCTGCTCGAAGATACCTCTTCTCGCTCCATAAAACTTTATGGAAGTGAATCTATCCACGGTCTGTTGATAGATCACAGAGAAACACCTTCCCTCACAAACAATGATTGGGACCACGTTCAACGCTTGTTGCTTGACGTACCGTTGGACGCTTGACGCTTGACGCTTGTAGCTTGTGGCTTGGCGCTTTCAACGAACCGTTCAGAGTTGACCGCGTTTAGCATGTCGCTTGCAGCTTGAAGCTTGGAGCTTGCAGCTCGCGGCTTGTCCCTGTAACCGTTCTTCACGGCCCACTCTTCATGGAGCGCCAGGAGGCGCTCGCTGTATTGGTATTTAATGTTTGCCATATTCTATATTTGGTGTGTTACGGTCCCAACATGCTCGACAGTCGCCGCAGCTGTTGCCTTGGTCAGGGGCCGGGCAGGTTCTTGATTTAGATCCTACTGTCGACGTCCATGGCCAGAAGCTCACCGGGCCTTGATCAATCATATGACTGGACATTCTTATAATTAGATTGTCAGGGACCTGTGCAGGATCTATATCTTTTAAAAATTGCGCTTCGCGCGTTGGTATCCAGTGTTTGGTGTCAGGCGTTAACCTGCAAACTTCAAAAATCTTTTGAAGGTGCTCCGCGCTCTGTATATCTCCGGCGTCATGCCATCTAAAATATTTTTGATTTTTAATTTGTGCAACCATCGCTTCCACCCAGCGCGGGTCGGTGATGGCCTTCAGTCTCACATATTGCGCTGCTTTAATAGCAGGGTAACGTGTATAGTTTCCCTTCATTGCGTAACATCCAGCGCAGACGCTGCCGGCAACCTTCGCTAGCTTCGCACCTGTTTTACATTCCCACGCTGGCAGGCTGTAAGATAGGCCCGGCATCTTTGAAGTTCTTGTCATCGATCCAGTAATTGTTTTTGCTTCTTTTACTTTCATAAATCCTTTCTGTTATTTTCCCATACTAGCTTGTAGCTTGTAGCTTGTCAAGCTTGGAGCTTGAGGCTTGCCGCTTCAGGGTCGACGCACAATGCGTCGCCCATCCCAGCGACGGCCAAGCACGTTGAGGCCCGGAATCTATTGTTTAGTGACCGGCCAGGGCCTACTAGCAATTAACTAGGTGCTTGACCCCAGATCCCTTGACAAAGTTCGAACTTCTCTGGCTCGCAAGTGAGCGTAAGTTCAAGGGATCAGGGCTCAAGTTTTATTCTTCCTTATACTCGTCTCCTCCGTACTCGGGTTGAGCATCATCGCCAATGTCTGTTCCTATAAATTTACCTTTATATCTATTACCTTTTTCTCCACCCTCATAAGTGTAGCCATCTTTAAGTGTACAACCCATAGCAATTTCTTGCACTTCTTCTTCAGTTAACATAACTTCACTTTCAACTTCATATTCTCTTACGTCAACAGTTTGTTCGCTATATGTGTATTTATATTTCTTATCCATATTTATATTCTCTTTTACTTTTCGCCTTTGAGTTGCATACTCTCCAATGTTCTTCAATATAATGTTCTGTAATAATTTGCTTTGAATATGGAAAGTTTTTAATCTTGCGATTAATTGCGTCTATTCTTTTATCTTGCCACGTTTTTTTATTTGCTTTCATACTTGACAATATAGTATATATGGGATAATATGTCAAGTATAAAAATAACAGAAAGGAAAATATATGTCTAAAATAAGAATGAATACAGAATATAGAAACAAATTCTATAATCGTATTAAAGATGTATTTGAAAAAGAAGAAACGCAAGAGCAACAAGCGTTCTTCCAATCAAGAGAGGACTTCAACGAAAAACAAAAGTCAGCTTTTGAAGTAGCAAGGCAAATTGTTGAGAGGTCTTATCCTAAAGAAGATGTCGCAACATTACGTACTTTTAAGAAAAAGTATGGCGACCCATGTGATGTAGTAGCAAAAGATAAATGCTTTTACTTTGCATACACCGACGGCAAAGATGATGACGGCGACGATAGAGAAACTAAATCACATTTTGATTTTGGTTTGTATGGTAATCTAAATGGCAACGAGTATTCAAGTGATGATAGTGAACATTTTGCTCACGCATACTTTAGAGAAGAACTCAAAGCCAATGGGTGCAATCCAGATATTATCGCTCAACAATCTGGTAAAGATAGCAACCCACATAGAACCAAACACGTAGACGCAAATAATAAATATCTTGGTAAGAACACTTACTCTAATGATAGTGGAACTGGTATGACTAGAAACTATAACGACCAATTTCATTTAGATGTTATTGGAACTTCTCATTGTAGAAGTAGAGCAATCCCTTGTACGATTGAAGAATATGCAATCTTACTTACGTGGCGACAAGCAAAAGCTAAAGTCGTTTCAACCCATCAAACGTGGGTAGATAGTATTTCAAAACAATGTGAACAATTAAAAATTGGTTTGAAAGCATATAGGTATATGAGTGAGGGTATAGAGTTAGCCAAACAATTAGGAATAGAATTAGATGAGGCAGAATTAGTGAGAACTAATTCTACTGGTTTAACTATTTATAATCCAGAAAATTTGGCAAACTTAATTAAAGGTATGAAAAACAAAACGCAAACGCGAGAACAGAAAATCGCGTTGCGTAAGCAATATGAAAGTGTAAATTAACACTTGACACATATGGGATATTATGTTATAATATCCCATATTAATAATAACAAAAGGAGAATATGAACTACTACATTTTAAGAAAGCAAAAACTTTGGGGCAAGTATGAGTATGATACTGAACCAAAAGCAAGGAGAGGTTATACCGATTTAGGCGACGTGTCTAAAAAATTGGTTGCTTTAGAACACTTAAACGAGAATGATGATGTTAAATACATTATTGTAAAAGACACAATGACAGAATAAGGACTTGACAATATCTGGGATATGTGATAATATCCCAGATATAACAAACAGAAAGGAAAATATGATTAAAGATAAAACATTTTACATAACTTACTTTGCTAAAAAGCATAAGGCATTTATAACTAGAAAGGCAAAGTGGACAGACGATTGCAAAGCGTGGACAAGTCAGCTTAATAAACCTTGCATGACTTACTACGATCTAGACGCAGACGCATATAGAACTGCTGTCGGAAATGTGAGAATCAAATATGAATAGTATACTATACATAGGTCTAGCGCTAATGGCGCTAGGCTTTATTGGTTTCATTGTTGCGATAATAATGGAACGACATTACGAAGTTAAACTTTGGGAACTTGAACAAAAGAGGAAAAATGGCAGAATATAAATGGTGTCATGGAACTAATTGTCATAAGAATAAAACACAGGATAGGATAAGAGGTAGTAAAGGCTCAAAGGTTTTACGAACAAAGAAAGTTACAAATAGATATGGCAAGAGTATGTATGGTAACGGTGGCTCTAACATATGGGATTACTTTTGTAATCATACGTGTTTAATGGATTACATGGCTAAACATACACAGGCAGTTATATCTATTGAACCACGACACACACCACTAGAAACGCCGATCGATGACCCAAAGAAAGTAAAGCACATATCTAATTATACTTATTCCGACGGAACGCAACACACGTGGACAACCACAGAAATAAAAGAAAGAGGGGTTGACACAGCAGAATAATTATGCTATAATATCCCATATAAACAGAAAGGAAAATATGAGCGAGAATAAAATAAAAGCAACTAACCCATACTCCGGACAATC